ATACCAACAAGACAAAATTAAAAAACGTGTTTAACTCAAAATTTGCCTAAAAAAAATATAGGGCATTTTCAAAGTTAATTAATGACTACAAAATGGAAGAACAAGAATATCAAAAGCCTAAACGCAAGCTTACTGAGAATCAATTAAAGAATCTCAAACCTATCCAACCAGGTGAAATAAGAAATCCTAATGGTAGGCCCAAGAATATGTTCCGAAAGGTGATGGAGGAGGTAGATAAATCACTTCGTATTCGGATGACTAAGCAAGATGTTGTAGATGTGGTTGCTATGGTCAATTCTATGACCGTTGCTGACATTAGAGTCGTTGCGATGGACTCTCAGACACCTGCCTTCATTTCGGTGATTGCAAATGCCATCTTAGGTGACATTAAAAATGGTGAGATGAAGAATAGCCAATTTATGATTGAGTTTCAGCATGGCAAGGCATCCCAAGCAATACAAATAGAAACTAATGTTAAAGAAGATATATTAAATCCAAAATTATTGACAGATGAGCAAATCAGAGAAAGACTTAGCCAAATTAGAGAAAGAGATATTGACGAGGGAACTTTCGAGGAGGTCGTTTAGTAACTTTGTTAAGTTCATTAAACCCGATTATGATATGCAATGGTTTCACAAAGTGATTGCTGATCATTTGGATTTAGTGTATGCTGGTAAGATTAAAAAGTTAATGATCTTTGTGCCTCCACAACATGGCAAGTCTGAGTTGTCAACACGAAGTTTTCCTGCATATTTACTTGGGAGAAACCCAAATCTTAAATTAGCCATTATTTCTTATAATGCTACCTTAGCTGAACAATTTAGTGGTGAAATACAAAGAAGAATTATAGGCGAGGAATTTAAACTACTTTTTCCCGAAACAAGGATTGGCGAGAAAAAAGGGGAGGCAATTAGGATGGCTGAGTTTTTTCAAACAGTTAATAGCCAAGGTTATATAAAGGCAGTTGGTAGAGGTGGTTCACTTACCGGTACTTCGGTTGATATTGGAATTATTGATGATCCACTTAAAGATAGGCAAGAGGCACAATCAAGTGTAATTAAAGAACAATTATGGAATTGGTACACCGATGTGTTTGAAACACGATTACATAATGGTTCAGCACAGGTTCTTATCCAAACAAGGTGGTATGATGATGATTTAGCTGGTAGACTCCTTGAACGTGATGATGACTGGACAATTATCGAATTTCCTGCTATTCGTGAGAAAGCTGAAAATAGTTATGATACAAGAAAAGAAGGTGAGGCTTTGTGGCCCGAAAAACACGCATTAGAAAAGTTATTAAGAGTTAAAAAAAATGAACCATTTACGTTTGAATCTCTTTATCAGCAAAACCCTAAGCCAAGTGTGGAATCCCTTATTTATCATGACTGGCAACCTTGTGAATTTTTTCCAAAAGATGTAGATGTGTTATTTAGTGGCCTTGACTTTGGATTCTCAAATGATCCCACTGCACTTATCCGAATTGCAAAATTAGGAAATAAGTTATACCTTGATGAAGTTATTTACCAAACTGGATTAACTAATTCAGATTTAGCAAAAAGGATTAAGCTTTATCCCGATAAACTCGGTGAGATTTATGCCGATAGTGCCGATCCAAAATCTATTGAGGAATTACGCAGAGAGGGGTTGCCAATTAAAAAAGCAGTCAAAGGAAACGATAGTGTTAATGCAGGAATAAGTAAATTGCGTGAATATGAAGTATATTACACGAGGCGGTCAAAAAACATTAAAAAGGAAGTAGATAACTACCAATGGATGATGGTTGGGGGTAAACAAATAAATAAACCCATAGATGACTTTAATCACGCATTAGATAGTATTCGATATGCAGTTTATACTAAGTATTCAAAGAAAAAACTTATTATTTTTTAGATATGGGATTATTAGATTTTTTTACCAGTAAGAAAGCCATTAGTACAATACAAAGTGTTAAGCAATGGCAGATGTTTAATGGAGGACAAACTTATTCTCTTTACAACACAGATTATCGTGAAGCAATAAATAATGGATTTGAGAAGAACGTAGATGTTTATTCGATTGTAGATGACATTTCATCAAGAGCCGTTGAAGTTCCATTGGAATTATATCAAGCCAACAAAATGCAAATTAAGTCAGTTAATAAGTATAAAGCCTTATTGACACGACCTACGGATAGGAGCATAATGCAGGCTAATCAAATTCGTAAAGAAATGAAAGAATTGGAAGAACATCCAATCTTAGCATTACTTAAAAGACCAAATTCTTATCAGACATCAAAACAATTTTTTCAAGCATTATTTTCTTGGGATTTATTAGTTAAGGATGTTGGAATATGGGGAGAGGAAGATCCACTTAAACCGGGTAAGATTGCAAGACTTCATGTTATTGCTCCTTTTGATTATACAATTGTTACTGATGGGTTTAGAAGAATTGTTAAGTATAAAATACAATCGGTTAACCAAGAAGTTGACCCAGCATACTTTTTATCGTTTCGTTCATTTAATCCAAAATTTGATAATCAAACAACAGTTCATCGTGGATTTTCTCCATTGTCCGCAGGATCACGAGTTTTGCAAAAATCCAATAGTGGAGAAGAAGTAGCAATTGAAAACTTTGAAACAAGGGGTGCAGTTGGATTTATTTATAAAGATGATGTTAATACAGAAGATATTGATCCACAAGGGCAACAAGATTTAGAAGATAAGGTTCATGATAAAATATATAACTCACAAAATAAAGGTAGAGTTATATTCTCTAACACCAAAGTTGGATTTACTAAGTTATCTACTACAAACATTGATTTAGATTTAAGAGCAATGTCTAAGTTATCTACTGAGCAATTATGTAGATTATGGCACTACCCTTATGTTCTTTTAAATGCAGATAATTTGACTGAAAGTAACTTGGCTCAATTTATTCGTAGAATGATTATTAACTGCGTTGTTCCGATGCAATCAAGAGTATGTGAAGGGTTGTTAGAGTGGTTGGCTCCAAGTATGGGATTAAATCCTTCCCAGTATGTTTTAAGGTTTGATGTGGATGCTTACCCAGAGATGAAACAAAACTTCTTGGATGCAGCAAGTATATTGGAAAAATTAGATGGTGTTCTTACCCAAGATGAGAAAAGGGTATTTATGGATTTTGAGCCAACTAATGACCCAATTATGCAACAAGTTTATATTCGTTCTAATCAAGTACCTTTAGGAAGTTTAAGCATTGATCCTACACAAATTGGTTCAATGGTAATGGATGAGGATTAATGGAAACATGGGCAATCATATTGAACTCAGTTGTAATTACAAGTTCGTTTTGGTTTGGATTCTTTATTGTTTATGATTCTAAATTAAAAAACAAGGAACGTGAGAAAGTTGAAAAACTTTTTAAAAATAAACGATGGTAAGTGAAGAATTATATAGAGTAGCATGGCGAAGAAGGCACGACATTAATGAACGTGCTTTATTTGCTTATATACGAACTAAGTTGGCGGTAGAAACAAAGACTTACCTTAATTCATTAGAAGGAAGGAATGCTCAAACATTTCATATTACTAATCACTTTAACGAAAGGTGGTTATTAGAGATAATGCGTGATGCTTATACTAAGTTTGGATTAAAGCAAGGCAAGTTCTTAGATGAGTATCAAAAGAAAGAAGAAGGCGATAATTTTGAGGAGAACTGGTTATTATTGCTTTTATTATTATTTAGGGATATATCTTATTTCTATATTGTTTTAGGTATCATAAATACTATTAAACAAGATATTAAAAGATTTGTTGAAGATCAAGTAGAAAGAGGTGTACCCAAAGCTGCGATTATTACTTTGCTTGGTTTATACTTATCAACAAGAAATATAATTAGAAGTCAAACTATTGCAAGAACAGAGATTACTAAGATAATGAATTTGGCATCTCAAAGTTGGGCCGAGTCACAAAAGAAAGTTTTGACTAAAAAGTGGATTGTTATTTTAGATGGTAAGGAAAGACCTTCACATAATGCCATGGCGAGTTACCCAACAATACCAATAAATGAAAAATTTAATGTTGGTGGCAACTTGATGAGTGGGCCAGGTGATAACTCCGCACCACCAAGTGAATTAGTAAATTGTCGTTGTGGACTTATGTTTTTATAAATAATTTGGTAATTATGAATTTTTATTATATTTGCAATCAATAGTAGAAAATATGAGAGATTATAAAATAAAGTCTGAAGGGGAAATTGCAAACGTAGATGTAGCTAAACGTATTGTTTCGGGTTACGCATCTAAGTTTGGTAATATTGATCTTCATAATGACATGATGATGCCCGGGGCATTCACAAAGACTATTAAAGAACGTGGGCCACAAGCAAAAAATGAAATTTGGTTTTTACATAACCATGATTCAAGCTTGCCAATAGGAAAACCAAGTATTCTTAAAGAAGATAGCTATGGTTTGTATTTTGAGGCATCTATTGTGGATACTCAAATAGGTACTGATAATTTAAAACTTTATGAGGCAGGTTTAATTAACCAGCACTCAATAGGGTTTTCAACTATAAAAGAAAATAAGGTTGAAGGTAAGAGTGCTAAAGATTCTTATTACCAAATTCAAGAAGTTAAATTGTATGAATTTTCTTCAGTTCTTTGGGGTGCTAACCCAGACACTCCATTTATGGGGATGAAAGCTTTGGATGCCAAGGGATTACAAGAAAGATTCGATAAACTTTACAAGCAATTGAAAAGCGGAAATTTAATG